AGGAGCAAAGTATTTTGCAGATATTTCAAATAATTCAACAGATATTCAAGGATTAACAGGAACAAATTATACTACAGCAATCTCATTATTATCAAATAAAGATGATTACCAGTTCAATATAATTTCAGCACCAGGTTTAATCAACCAAAACTCAACAGCTGGAGCTAATACAACAATTTCATCAATTATATCATTAGCAGAAGATAGAGGAGACTGTATTGCAGTAGTTGATCTAGTAAAAACAGGATCAATTATAAGTGATGTAACAGGTCAAGCAGTAACAATTAATTCATCATATGCAGCAACTTACTGGCCTTGGGTACAAATACAATCAGCTACAGGTAGAAACGAATATGTACCAGCAGGAACAATCATTCCAGGAGTTTATGCATTTACAGATGCAGCTACAGCACCATGGTTTGCACCAGCAGGACTTGTAAGAGGAGGACTTCCAGGAGTAATTCAAGCAGAAAGAAAATTAACTAAAGGTGATAGAGATACTCTTTATGCATCTAAAGTTAACCCAATTGCTACATTCCCAGGAACAGGTATTTCAGTATTCGGTCAAAAAACTCTACAAACTAAAGCATCAGCATTAGATAGGGTAAACGTTAGACGTTTATTAATAGAACTTAAGAAGTTTATTGGTGACCAAGCTAAGAACTTAGTATTCGAACAAAATACTATAGCAACTAGAAATAGATTCTTAGCGATAGTAAATCCATACTTAGAATCAGTAGTACAAAGACAAGGTCTTTATGCTTATAGAGTAGTAATGGATGATACAAACAACACAGCAGATGTTGTAGACAGAAATCAATTAGTAGGTCAGATTTTTATCCAACCAACAAAAACTATCGAATTCGTAGTACTAGACTTCATAGTTGAGCCAACTGGAGCTACATTTGCATAATTTAATAACAACACATATTTATAATAAAATAAATAAACAAAAATGGCAGTATTAGATCCAAACGAAATAATGTTCAGAGCTTTTGAACCAATGGTTCAGCACAGGTTCGTAATGTATATAGATAACATTCCAGCATTCATGATTAAGAATGTGAAGATACCGAACTTTCAAGATTCAGTAATAAAACTTGATCATATTAATACCTACAGAAAAATCAGAGGTAAAAGAGAGTGGCAGGATATGGATATGACTTTATATTCACCAATCACACCTTCTGGAGCTCAAGCAGTAATGGAGTGGGCTCGTCTTGGATATGAATCAGTAACAGGTAGAGCTGGTTATTCAGATTTCTATAAAAAAGACTTAACTTTAAATATTTTAGGTCCTGTTGGAGATATCGTAGGAGAATGGATTATTAAAGGTGCATTCTTAACAAAAGGAGATTTTGGTCAATTGGACTGGACGCAAGCAGATGGAATTGTAGAGATAGGAATTACAGTAGCAATGGATTATTGTGTACTCAACTATTAATCAAGTACAAATAAAATAGTAAGAGCCTGGTTTATCCAGGCTTTTTTTATAAAATTTATTTTCATATATTTATATATAGAACTAGTTACTAACAAATAAAATTTATGGAACAAAAACAAAAATTTCCTACCGAAATGGTAGAACTTCCTTCAAAGGGTTTACTATACCCAAAAGGATCTGCCCTAGCAGAAGGTAAAATCGAAATGAAATACATGACTGCTAGAGAAGAAGATATCCTTACAAATCAAAATTATATACAATCAGGAGTAGTTATTGATAAATTGCTACAGTCACTTATTGTAACTCCTATCGAGTACGGCGATTTACTTGTAGGAGATAAGAATGCAATTTTAATTGCTTCTAGAATATTAGGTTACGGAAAAGATTATCAATTTGAATTTGGAGGAGAACTTCAATCAGTTGACCTATCTACATTAGAACCTAAAGAACTTGATGAATCTATATACAAATCAGGGGAAAACAAATTTGTATTTACAACACCATCAACAGGAACTCTACTTACATTCAAATTACTTACCCATGCAGATGAGCAAGCAATAGATCAAGAAGTAAAAGGTTTAAAAAAATTAAACAAAGATTCTTCAGCAGAATTATCAACAAGACTAAAGAGAATGATTACATCAGTAAATGGAGATGCTGAGAATAAAACAATAAGAGATTTTGTTGATAATTATTTCCTAGTAAGAGATTCTAGAGCATTTAGAGAATACGTTAGACAAATTCAACCTGATGTAAACTTAAAGTTCTATCCTGAGAACGGACCAGATGGAGGGGTTGATATTCCAATTGGAGTTACCTTTCTTTGGCCTGACGCCGGAGTATAGAGCCGCACTTTTTAATCAAATACATGATATTTGCTTTCATGGAAAAGGAGGTTATGCCTTTACAGATGTATATGAATTTCCAATCTGGCTAAGAAAATTTATACATAGAACTATGCTAGAATGGTACGAAAAAGAAAATAAAGGTCAGGAAGAAGCAAACAGAAATACACCACTCCTACAGAATGGAAAAATAAAAGCACCAGACTATAGTACAAAAGCCCGTAGATAATATGGGCTTTAACTATTTATAATAAACTATTTTAATAAATGGCTACACCAAATCAAAATTACGATCCACAAGAAGCTCTAAGACTTTTACAAGAACTTAATAGGTTAAAAATTAAGCTAAACGAAGAACCGTTTAATTTTGGAGGCGCTGAGCTACAAAGACAATTTAAAGACCTTCCAAGATATATAGAACAAGCTAAAAAGCAACTAGAAGGCATGGAAGACTCCATGTCAGGAATCTATGGACAGATACGAGCAATAGTAAATGAATATAAGGGGCAGGTAAGTGTAATGAGAAAAGTAGAGGGAGCCTTCAAAAAGATTGAAGATGCTGCCCAAGACTTAAAATTTGATGAACAAGGAGTACTTGATTTAAACATATCGCAATTAAAAAAACTAGAAAAAAAGGTTAAGTTTAATGAGCAAATACTAAAACAAGAAGCAAGATTTATAGCAAACAATACTAGTATTGGTAAAGAGTTACGAGATCAGGTAGACGACTTAGTAGCACATGGTGCACAAGCAGACTTTATTAATGAGTATGTAAACGACTATCTAAAAAACACAGAAGAGATAGAAGACTACCAAAAAAACTTATTAAAACTATACTTTGACCAAAACGATGCAGTTGATAAAATGCAACGTAATTTAGAGAAAAGATTACAGCAAGAAGCTAGGATTATAGATCTATTAGGAGTTAGTGGTGGATTAGTACAAGGGATTAATTCTTTCATGCAAGGATTAGGAGTAAATTCCGGGATATTTAGTGAAGCAGTTCAAGATGCTGAAGAAGCAATGAGAGAAACTGCCAAAAATATAGAGTTAGGACTGGTTAAAGGAGGAAAACTTTCAGTACTAATGGCAGGGTTAGGTCCTATCTATGCAGGACTTGTAAAAACATTAACAGACCCTGTTACAATTATAACAAAAATAGTAAATGAGTTTTTTAAAGTAAATGTAGCAGCAGTTGAGTATAATAGACTAACTGGACAAAATGCAGTTAATCAAGCAGCTCTAAACAGTAGATTAGCAACATCAGTAGATTACTTAACAACTGCAGCAGAACTGACAAACCGATTAGGTATGTCTGCTACTTCGGTATTCTCAAACGACGATATTGCAGCAATGGCTGAAGCTAAAAACCTTTTAGGACTAACAGCAGAACAAGCAGGTAGTTTAGGTATTCAAAGTAAATTAGCTAATCAAGATATTGACAGCTTTCAAGACAATCTACTAAAAGGTGTATCAGCAGGAAATCAACTGAATAACTCTTTAGTAGCTCCAGGTGTTGCAATGAATGATATTCTAAATACATCTGAAGATATAACAATGTCTCTAGGTAATGATCCAATTGCATTAGGACGAGCCGAAGTTGCTGCAAGAGCATTTGGAATGAGCCTAAAAGAAGTTAGCGATATTGCAGGAGGATTACTAAACTTCGAAGACTCAATCTCAGCAGAACTAGAAGCTGAATTAATGACAGGAAGATACCTTAATCTAGAAAGAGCAAGAGAACTTGCATTAACAAATGATCTAGAAGGATTATCAAAAGAATTAGCTAAGAATGGAGCAACAGTAGCTGAATTCAGTAAAATGAATAGACTGGAGCAGGATGCATTAGCAAAAGCATTAGGAATGAATAGAGAACAGCTTGCAGAATCGATCCTTGCTCAAGAAGCATCTAAAGATGCAACGTTAGAACAAAGAGCAGCAGTAATGGGAGTATCTAAAGAACAGATGCAAAGCATGGATATTCAGAAAAGAATGACTGCTGTTATAGAAAAATTAGCTCAAGCGTTTGCACCTATACTAGAAGCAATCGTACCAGTAATAGAGGTACTATCAAGCGTATTACAACCAGTAGCATATATGATTGGGTTAATATCATCAGGAATAGGTGCTATGATAAAGCCATTACTAATTGTATATGGACTATATAAGAGTATACAGATAATTACTACTGCTACCTTAGCAGTTAACAGAGCAAACTATGCGCTAAAAGCATTAGAAATGGGACAGGAAGCCTTCATCACCAGAGAAAAAGGTGTACAGGGTATCATGAATAAACAGAGTTACGGGACAAGATTAGCTTACAATATACAGTTACTCGCAGGATTAGTATCGGAGCAGGGAATTGCCGGCATTAAAACATTTGCAGCAACTTTAGATGAAAAAAGCTTAGCAAGAAAAATTATAATGAATACTTATGATGGAATTGCATGGACATACGAGAAAGGAAAAGCAATCTGGGCAGGTATTAGATCAGGTTACGAAGCAATAATGTTATCGATAAAACAAAGATCGTTATTAGTAGATGCAAAAGACTTAGCTATAAGTATAGGTAAAGCTGCAATGGGTGTAATATCATCCCTATCAAGTATTCCGGTTGTAGGTTGGGCATTAGGACTAGCAGCTGCAGCAGCAGTTATTGGATTAGGTGCAAAATTTATGATGAAGGATGGTGTTATTGATCCTAAAAAAGGACCTGTAGTATCAGGAGAATTTGGAACAGTACAGTTAAATCCAAATGATCAAATTGTAGCAGGAACAGATTTAATGGGAAACAAATCTAAAAAATCAACCTCAATATCTCAAGCAGCAGCAAAGTCAGATAATACACGTAGTGAGATTAAACAAATGAGAGAAGAAAATAAATCACTATTAACAGCATTATTACATAAATCATCAGATGTTTATATGGATTCAAATAAAGTAGGAAAATCCTTAGTATTAGGATCACAAAAATCTTCTTAAACAAACTATTTATAATAAATTAAAACAATACAAATGGGACTATTAGACTTATTACCAACTAGTGATTTAGGGTTACAAGGAACAACACCAGGACAAATTCCAAGTGCTAATCCAAACTCAACCCTACATTACCAATCATCAATTAACGATAATCCACTTTTACCAAATGGATATCCAGCTCCGTCTGAGTTAGACTTAAACGGACAAACACCAGGAAGATATTTAGATAATCCACCAGGATAATAAATAATTATGGCAAACGGATTAATAAATCTCCAAACAGACTTAAAAAGTCTTCGTTATGGAAGCGATAAACCTTACGTTACTAAGAACATAGGTCAAGCACCTGGAAGTCAACTAGGAATGGAGGTTCAATCTCGTATAGACGATACTTCCCGTATTGCCCAAATGCTTATTGATAAACCTGGAATTAAATACCTATTACACGAAGCCCAGCTACAACAGATAAATGTTGCTAATAAAATAAAAAATAGAGGCAATAAAACAGTAGCTGGAGCAGTATTAGGTCAATTAGGAAACACCTTAGTAGGTACAGCAAAGATATTAGGATCAACTCTTGCACAAGTTCCAGTAAATGGAACAGGACTTCATTTCTTAAAAGGATTTAGAACTGATACATATCTACAGCCAACAAACGGAAATCAAGCTTCTGGTTTTGCTCAATTCTTTGGAGCAGGAGGAATAGAAGGAGCACCACTTGCGTTACAAGGAAAGCCTATAGAAGGAATAGTTGAATCTAAGTTTGGACAAAAAATATCTCCTGTAGAGTTTAAAGTAACTGCAGAAAGTAATTTAGATTACGATGAAAAGGTTAATACCCTTATCCCAAATATATCTTCATACGTATATGCAAAAGAGGGTACAACTATTATTGAAGATAATGTAGGTGTAGATGGATGGAAACCCTATACAAATACGGGGGTTAAAGAACAATTTGTAGATAGAAATACTAACAAGATACTTAGCCAAAGTAAATTTATAGATCCAGCAGTACAGAACAAATCTAGAATAAAACCTTCCGGATCTGTAGTTAGTTCTGCAATAACTCTATCAAATCCGTTTGGAGGAGCTCCACTATCTATTCCAGGAATACAGACAACTGTTACTCCAGGAGTTAAAACATCACAGAACTTAATTACAGGAAGCTTATCGAATAAAGATGTTAAGCATGATTTAGGAGATAACGGAGTAGGTGTAAATCAAAAATATACATCAACTAGTACTTATACAGGAAAAAATTCTGTTTACAATATATCACAAGCTTTAACAGGTTCTAGTGTTATACCAACTGGAGGAGAACAGCCAACAGACTTAATTAAAGGGATATCTATAAACCAGTCTAAATCAGAACCTCAATATGAGAAAAGTCATGAAACTCCAACACCGAATAATGAATATGGCTACGGCAAGACATACTACCAAGGACAGCAAAATAGGAAAATAGGTAGTAGTACTATGCCTGCCATTAGAGAGGTAAGAGTTGCTTTAGGAGATCAAGGTAAAAATAGTAAAGCTAAAACATCTAAAACATATTGGACGAATCCGGAAGATTATGAAATAGATCAAATAAATAGTATAGATGTAACAACAGATAAGCCGGATGGTGTTGGAGCAGGAAGAGATTTAGCTAAGCTGTATTTTGAGATAATCACACCAGATGCAAAACCAAGATTCTTATATTTTAGAGCATTTATAGATAATTTTGATGACGGATATACTGCAGATTGGCAAGCACATAAGTACGTAGGTAGAGCAGAAAACTTCTATACATATGGAGGGTTTGATAGAGATATAACATTGTCATTTAAAGTAGCTGCTGCTACAAGAGTGGAAATGAAACCCCTGTACAAGAAAATGGTATACCTAGCATCAGCTACAGCACCAACCTATGGAGGAATGATGACAAAATATATGAGAGGTACATTTGCTAAAATGACAGTTGGTTCGTATCTTGATCAAACACCAGGAGTAATCACATCAGTAAAGTATAACTTAATTGAAGGAATGCCTTGGGAGATAGCAATGGGACAGCCGGAGGGTGTTGAACCAGAATCACAAGTATTACCAATGGGAATGCAATGTGCAGTAACATTTAGACCAATTCATACTTTTGCACCACAGACAGGATTATATCCGTATTTTACTAATGCTAGTCAAGATCCGCGATATTTTACAGAAGATGATGCAGTATTAACATAAAAAGATGGCTAACAGATATAGAGACATATACGAAATAAAGACTCAATCAAACGTAAGATATAAGATAAATCCAATTTATCCTGAAATTCCACCATCTAGTCAAGATTATTACGTAATAACTACAGCAGGAGATAGATACGATACTTTAGCTTATCAATTTTACGGAGATGCTTCACTATGGTGGATCATCGCATCAGCAAATAATTCTCAACAAGCATCACTAGTAGTTAATCCAGGAGTTCAAATCAGAATTCCTTCAAATAAAGAACAAGCAGTTCAGTTATATAATAGAGTAAACAGTAAGAGATAATGGCAGGAGGTATATATAGCCCACTTACAGAAGGTGTTGCAGAACAGATAAGAAGAAGACAAGCCTTACATGGAAAAACTACTCAAAGAACAAATAATGAGATAATGTTCTTAACATCTAAAACAGGCTGGATAAAAATGTCTTCTGCTGTAAATACATTAACAGATGAAGAAAATAGACTGTTATTAAATAAAGCAGGTAGAGGAGACATAAAAGGAGATTCTACTTTAGCAGCAACTAATGTACTTGCAGGAGGTTTATTAGATCCGAATGGATCTTTGAGAGAAGGAATAGGGTTCGGAGAGGGATTTTCTATTGCAGATCAGGATGTAGGATCATTATACAATGCATACAGTAATAGACAACAAACAGCCGGTATTAGGCCAATGCCAGGTATAACAGGAATGACTGTTCAATCTAAGAATACTTACGGAACCTTAAGAGAGGCAGAAGTAAAATTTTCATGCTGGACTCTAGAAGATTTTGAATTCATGGAAAAATTATACCTAAGACCAGGATTCACAGTATTACTAGAATGGGGACATAGTATTTTTTTAGATAACTCAGGAGAGGTACAGACTTTAGTAGAACCAGTATCACAGGATTTTTTCCGTAGCGGTATAACAATGCAGGAAATTCTTAATGAGATAAAGTCGTTGAGAGAAAAAAATAGTTATAACTATGAAGGGATGATTGGCTATGTTAAAAACTTTAACTGGAGTTATACAAAAAGTGGAGGATATGAATGCAGTGTTTCAATTATATCAACAGGAGAAATACTAGAATCATTAGCATTACGATTTCACCCAGGGCAGAGACTACCTCAAGATGAAATAGATAATGAAAATTCTACAACAGGAAAGATACAGAAAAAAAGTATGTATCACTATTTTCATCAAAAGCTACAAGATGTTACAGATGATTACTTTGATAGAGTTGATCTAGAAGAAGGTATGCCTACCTTCAGTAAAGCTTTGGAAGATTTCAGAGGATACTACCATAAAGTTCAGCATGATGATACAGGTATATTAGACGAAGATACACCAACACATTGGGTACCTATTAGAGTAATTTTTGATATATTTAACAAACATATTTCATGGATAGATGTAAGTAAGTCTCTTGGTAGTGAAGATTATGTGTATTTAAAATTTAATACAGATTACAGCCAGTCTTCAAAGTACCTAACAAGTGATGAGCATTTTTCAATAGATCCAACTGTATGTGTGCTTCCTTGGGAAGCGAAAGTACAAATACCAAGTATAGACTGGTTTAAAACACTAGCCCCAGCCTTAATTAGTCCTGCTATTAGTTATTATCTATATAACTATAATCAACCTGAAGATACAGAAGAATACACAATTAGAGTTGATGCTATACATGATAATATTCCATCGGAAAATTTTGATAAAGAAGATATATTGAATATTATGGTATCGGTACCGTACGTAATTGGTAAGATTGATGAAGCACTTGACGAGGATGGTAAAAGAACTAAAAGTGTGCATGATATTTTTAAATCAATATTGGAAGGAATGCAAACTGCCTTGGGAGGTATAAATGACTTTGATTTTGTATATGATGATAATAACAGTACTTACTACTTAGTAGATAGAAGTGCCACACCAACAAACGCAGATAATCATCCAACACTAACTCTAACAGGATTAGATAGTATATTTACAGATGTAAGTATTAGTAGTAAGATCTCCAATGAAATGGGATCACAAATCAGTATTGCTGCACAAGGATCTACATATAACTATACAGATAATGTTGGAAATTTAATAAAATGGAATCCAAGTATTATAGACAGAATTAGAGTCACAAAAGATACTTCAACTAAACAACCTGCAAAAAGCCCAGAAGATATAACACAACAGCAAGAAAAGCGAGATAGAGTAGAGGATTGGTTTGATGATGTAGAAACATTCTTTGATGATTTTAATGGAAGTATAGATGGGTATGATCAGGAAGATTTAGAAGCAGCAAAAACAATGCATGCAGAATGGACTGTTGAAAATGTCGTAGAAAAAAACAAAGCAACTAAGGGAGAACCAATACCAGGCTTAATACCTGTAGAACTGTCATTATCCTTAGATGGAATAGGAGGGTTTATAATAGGACAAACATTTAAAATAGCACCAGGAATACTCCCTGCTCATTACGAAGGTAAGTTTGGGTTTACTGTTACAGGAATTGAACATTCAATAGAAGGTAATAACAGATGGGAAACATCGGTTCAAGCATTGTTTTATGTTTTAGAAAAAACCCAAGCACAAGGAGGAAGAACCGCACCAGCAAATACACCTAGTATAAATGTTCCAAATGGAAATAAACCTCCAATAGCTAAGAAAGTAGGAGGAACTTTTAGAACAATTGAAGGAACAACTTATAAAAACGGAGAAATACCTGAGAGTAAATTAAGATACATAAATAATTGGAAATCTTATAAAGGAGCTGTTGCTAGTGATGGAGGTAGAATACGTTTATATACAACAGCTTCAAAAGATTTAGATAGACTGCTAGCAGCTGCTACAGCAGCAGGTATAGTATTTAAAATAAACTCTGCATATAGAACATTCCAGGATCAACAAAGAGTATATAACGAGAACTGTTCTAGTGGGGTTTGTAAGCCACCAACAGCTACTCCAGGTAGGTCTAATCACGGATTTGGATTAGCAGTCGATTTTGCAAATAAATCATCGCAAAAAATGAAAGAAAGTTTCCCTGAATATAAGTGGTTAGCTGCTAACGGAGAGAAATACGGTTTTAGAAGAATTGCAAGTGAAGCATGGCATTGGGAATATCAAAACTCATAATATGGCAAAAGATCCAAAATTAAAACAACCTAGGTACATGCCTGAGTTTAATTACAAAAAACCTAAATCAACATCAGGAGGTGAATTTGTTATTAAGAAGACAGGAGATGAATATAAAGGGCAGTATATCGAAACTGCCGAAAAAAAATATTATTCAGGAGCTAAACCAGAAGATAATGGACTAGAGTTAGAGAAAATTACACCAAATTATTTAGAAGATCTAATGCCACTGGTACCAAATATACCAGGACTTTTAAAAGGATTTTTCAAATTAAAATTAAAAAAAGGAGATAAAGAAAAAGGTAAGACAAAAAGGTACTTTATTCAACTAAAAACCTCACAAAAAATAACAGAGGTAGATAAAGATACCTACATAAGAGTAAAAGCACTCCCTGGATATAATTTAACACAAACAGACTGGATTATAAAAGGACCGGCCGAAGATAAAAACTTCAATGGATATCCTTTCGAAGGAGCAGCATCAAAGAATAAAAAAGCAATTAATGCTTTAGAACCTCAGATGCCAGGAATTTCTACATTCATAACAGATTATTCATTCCTTGTTGAAGATCCAGTCACAAGTCAAAACCCGGAATTATCTTCCACTACAGAAGTAGAAAAAGATCCACTTGTAGATTTAGAGAATTCTAGAAAAGCAAATTTCGATTTAAGAAAATAAAATAAGGCTTGCTTTTGCAGGCCTTTTTTCTTATATTAAAGAAAAGGTTATATAAATGTTTTACATCGTTGAATCAGATCAGCAATTAGAGATACTTAGAAGTTATAGTGAAAAAGGAGGATATATAAAAGTAATCTCCTCAAACGATAACTACCATCCACTCCTAACAAAAACCATAGCAGTATACCTCAGGCCACTAGATCATGAGGAAGGATATATTATTCCTATAAATCATGATGAAGGACTTAATGTAGATAAAGATCGTGTCTACGACATTCTTAAGCAATACAAAACACTTTACACCATTGATAAGAAAGAATTGCTGTATCACTTTATATTAAAGGATGTTATAGATCTATCATTGGTTTATTCAATGACAAATTACGAAAGACAGGAATTAGGTAAAAATAATCTAACTTATAATTGGTTCTATAATCGATTGCATGATTTTAAAGAAGTAAATGCATTAATTCCAATCACAAAATTATATGAGAAATGTGAAGAGGATTATAAAGCTATAGAGTTTATATTGCATATTGCAATACCAAATGGGTTTGATTTTTATAATAAAACAGCTACTTCGGTATTCTTTGCAATAGAACATACAGGACTAAGAACAATCTACCAGCCATACCTAGAATTATTCAAACCAAATAATCCTGTATTCAATATGGAAGATAATATTGCATATACTTCCTATAATTTATACAATACAACCTCAAGACCAACAAATGCTTTTAATTCTGTGAATTATGCAGCAATTCCTAAAGCACAAGAATTTAGAAAAGCAATTATACCTCAGAATGATTTATTTGTAGAATTTGACTTTGATGGATACCATTTGAGATTGTTATGCCAACAAATTGGATATGAATTAACTGATGAATCAGCTCACATGCAATTGGCAAAATTATATTTTGGAAAGGATGAAATAGCAGAAGAGGATTATGCAAAAGCCAAGCAAATTAACTTTCATGCAATTTATGGAAAGATTCCACCTGAATATGCTTTCTTACCTATCTTTGAAAGGATACAGAATTATATAAACAGACTCTGGCAGCATTTTCAAGAAAAAGGATATGTAGAGGATCCAATATCAGGAAAGAGATTCACCAATGAACTAAAAGATATGCATCCGCAGAAGCTAATGAACTACATGATGCAGTCGTTGGAAACAAGTAGGAATATTCTTATATTAAAAGATCTAGTAATGTATTTACAAGATAAGAAAACAAAAATAGCTCTCTATACCTATGATGCTATTGTTTTTGATTTTCATAAAAAAGAAGGAAAAGAAGTATTAGAAGGTATTGAAGCAATAATGAATCAGGAAGGGAACTACCCAGTTAAATTTAAACACAGTAACAATCTAGTTTTATAAAATAAAATCATATTTATAAATGATAACAAATGCAATAAGCCCCAATAGTTTCGATTACGATATCGAACAACTAAGCAACTACCTAGACATGTCAAATAAACTAGTTTGTACTTTTTCCACCGAAGATACCTTGGAAGGAACCTTGAGTGCAATCCAAGATAGATACAAAATTATATATAATAAAATATTTATATTATACGCAAAAAGCCAAGAGGAATTTGTAATTACATATAATGTTGATTTAGATAATGTATCTAATTTTATTCCAAATACAGTATTAGTTCATAGAAAGAAAGAGTCAAATACTCTATACACAATCAATTCATTAAATAGATTAATTGAATCACTTAATGGAGGAATATTAGATAAGAATTTTAAAATCAACTGGCCTGATTATGCAAACTGCATACTATTAACAAAAGGTCCAGAACTAAAAAGAGTAAATACAAAACTATATAAAATAGTAGATTTGTAATTTTTTAGAAAAAAACAACTATTTATAATAAAACTAAAACGTTATTAAAGCCAAAATGGAAAACTTTAATTTAAAAAAATTCTTAGTAGAAAATAAATTAACTACTAATTCAAGAATGTTGAATGAGAATTATTCATGGAATAACAATATAACTAAATATACTAGTAGTAACATTAAGGAAGAGTCTACCCCAACAGGGAATAGTACACCTCAATTAAAAGATACTGCTCTTCATTATATGAAAAAAGCAGGCATTCCAAGTCGGTTTTATGTTGATAATTCAGCAGTACCAACAGAAGAAGGTTATCGATATATGTTTAGAATATGGAAAGATTCCCATACACTACCACAAGAATTAACTAATGATATTGAAAAAAAGACCGAAAATATTGAGGAACTAACGAGTATTTTAAAAGATAGAATTGAGGGTGAAGAATTTTCAAATTTTGATCGCGGACCGGGAAAACTTTACACAAGAACAAAACTTATTTATATTGGAGAAGTTAATGATGAATATGAATTTATGGTGGAAGTAGAATCAGGGTATAATCCGAGAGAATAAAAAATAAACACCAGTAACTTTTACAGAAAACACATAAAAACAAAATGGAAAACTTTAATTTAAAAAAATTCTTAGTAGAAAATAAATTAACTACTAATTCAAGAATACTAAGAGAAAATGATGAACAATCACCAAATGTAATTACTGTTAAATTTAGCGGTGATGGTTTTATGAACCAATATTGGAGGGGAACTCAAGGTGATAAAGTTTATCAAGCACATGGATTCGCTTCCAACTTAAATAATCTTCAAGGAGAAGGTCATTCCACTTATGGAGATGGTGGGCTTAGAATGAGAAAAGGTTCCTATTATCCACTATTTAAAGTAATTGATAAAGAAAATAGTAAAAGATCTATCTGGTACTATATTGTATATAGTGGTGATGAAATCAATATAATGCAATCTGCAGAACATTCAGACCAAGGTTCCAATATATCAAATCATTTCGATTCTTTAAAAGGAATAACTCATAACTGGTACTGTAAATTTGAAGAAGGTATAACCCCAGGTGCAATAGACCATA